AGATTTCGTCAGGGTAACTTTGTTAAACTGTCATCCGATGAAGAGGATGATGAACCAGTACCCAAACAACGAGTATATTATTAGAGGTAATAATCATGGCAAGAAAAATAATTAAAAAAGGCGTTAAAGCAGGCGTTCAAAAAATAGGCAGAGGTTTAAGATCCGGCAAAGCTAAAATAGATCCTGTAAAAGATTTAAAAGCAGCCAAGGCAGCTACAGCTGCAGCTAAAAAAACAAAAACAGTTAAGCGCAGCGAAGCTCCCATTCAATCAGAAAGAAGCAAAATAACAGCAGCAAATGCAGCAGCAAAGACCAGAAGAGCAAAAGCAGCAGCAAAAACAGCTGCAAAAACAGGTGGTGTAGGCGCATTAGCTAAAACTATAACCAGCAGAACAGCTAGGGCAAGAAATAAAAATAAAATTTTACCAGTAGGTTCAAAAAGAGCTATTGCTACATCAGCTGCAGCCATCGCTGGAGTATCACAGCTAAACAAAAAAGGTTCTTCAGCTCCAGCTAAAGTAACATTTGCTGATGCGTTTAGAAAAGCTAGAGCTAAAGGCGAAGGCACCAAGTTTACTCACAATGGCAAATCATACACAGCCGTTACCAAGACTGACCTGAAGAAAAAAGGTTTCGATGCTAACGAACTAGCTGCTTACAACAAGCGCGGCGGAAAAGCCAGAGGCCCTTTAAACAGACTTGGCCAAAAAGCTAAGAAAGTTCTTTTAGGCAAAGACAAGAAGTTTGGTGGCGACAAAGGTGCCATTGACTTTATTAGAAAGCCTAAGAAGAAAGCAGACGGTGGAATGATGGGTTCACCGCAAGCTATGCCTACTATGCGAAGAAGACCACCTACGCCACCTATGCCACCTAGATCACGAGTGCCTAAAACTAGAACTCAATTAATTGATCCTAAGTTACCTAAAGGAAAAGTTGGCAAAGGACCTTTAGAGCCTAGTGATTCAACAACAAGAGTTATGATGGATCCTAAGAAAAGAATGAAGTTTGGAGAACGAATCAGAAAAGATCTAAAAAGCAGACGGAATGACAAGGGCTCTATTCCTGCAATGTCAATGCCAACACCACCTCCTCTTAAAAAAGGACCAGGCATGAAAGATGGCGGAGTTGCTAAAAAAATGGGTGGCGGAATGGCTGCTAAGAAATATAAAGGCGGTGGCATGGCTACTAGAGGATTGGGCAAAGCTTTTAAAAACAGCAAGAGGTAGATTAAATCTAAATAGGAGGGCAATATGCCACAAGGTAAAGGAACATACGGAACAAAAAAAGGAAGACCTCCTATGAAACTTAAAGACGGCTCTAGTAAGGGCGGAGTTTTTAAAAAAATTGCAGGAGGAATAAAAAAAGGTGTTCAAGGTGCAGCTAGAGGAGCATACAAAAAATCTATAGGGGCTAACGCAAATGTTTTAAACAAAGCTTTAAATGTTATTGCACCAGACTCTAAGATTACAAGAGCAGTGTCCTCAGTTGTTGATCCTGCAATTTTAGGTGGCAAAGGCGGCGGACCGAAGACAGCAAGTACAAATACTTCACCCAAGCCAAAAAAAGCAAAAGCTAAAGCTAAAGACAAAGTTGGTAAGAATAGAGAATCAGATACATCAAACTTTGAAAGCCTTACGCCAACCATGGCTACGCCTGGAGAAGCTATTGCACCAAAAACAAAACGCAGGCCAGCTAGAATGAAAGCAGGTGGGTTAGCTATTAAAGGACAGGGAAAAGCATTCTTAAAATCTAAAAGATAAACCATGCCTAGAAAAATTATTAAAGAGGCTCTTAAGAAAAAACTTAAAGCAAAGCTTTACAACGCAGAAAGAAGACTTGATGCAGACAGTGCTTACATCTCTCCAAAGACTCATTTAAAAGATTCTAAAAAAATTGACAGTATTAAAAAAGAAATTAGAGACCTAGATAAAGATGATCCAACGGGAATGAAGAACGGTGGTATCATAGGCGGCGGAAGACAATTCAGACAAGATAGGCAAAAATAATGGCAGACATAGACAAAGCGATTACCTTTGAAGAGCAGGTAGACTTACAAGTCAAAGACCGAAGCAAGGGCATGGAAATTGAAGTTGATGTAACCGAAGAAAATCCAGACTTTGAATCTTTTGAACAGATGGAAGATGGAAGCATATCTTTTGGTGAAGCCACCCCTGAAGAAATAGAAGTAGACTTCTACGAAAACTTAGCAGAGGTTATAGACGATGCTGACTTAAGATCTCTTAAGAACGATCTTATGAGCAACATCGATTCTGATAAAGAGTCTCGAAGCGATTGGGAGAAAACATACAAAGATGGCCTAGAATATCTAGGCATGAAGTACGAAGAAAGATCGCAGCCGTTTGAAGGCGCATCAGGTGTTATGCATCCTTTGCTTGCAGAAAGTGTTACCCAATTCCAAGCGCAAGCTTACAACGAACTCTTACCATCTCAAGGCCCAGTCAAGACTCAAGTGCTTGGCATGACCACACCCGAAACAGAACAACAAGCAGCTCGTGTGCAAGAGTTTATGAATTATCAGCTCATGCAAGTAATGCGAGAGTATGACTCTGAGACAGATCAAATGTTGTTCTATCTACCTTTAAGTGGTTCAGCATTTAGAAAAGTATATTACGATCAAAACTTAGGCAGAGCAGTTTCTAAGTTTATTCCAAGTGAAGATTTAATTGTTCCATACGGAGCAACAGACTTGCACAGCGCAACTCGAATCACGCATGTTCTTAACATGTCCATGAACGAGATACGCAAACTGCAACAAATAGGTTTTTATCGTGATGTAGAATTAAACAACAGTGGCGTAAACGAAGTTGACGATATTCAAGAAGAGATTGATGAACTTCAAGGCGTTAAACCTAACTACGATGATGACGAAACATGTCAAGTGTATGAGTCTCACACTGAGTTAGACATAGAAGGTTTTGAAGACATGAACGCTGAAGGCGAAGAGACTGGCATTAAGTTGCCATACATAGTCACCATAGCCAACGGAAAGATTCTATCTATTCGCAGAAACTACAAAGAAGACGATCAGCTTAAACAGCGCATCAACTACTTTGTGCATTACAAGTTTTTACCAGGTCTAGGCTTTTACGGCTTTGGCTTGACACACATGATTGGTGGCTTATCTAAAGCTGCAACCTCTATTTTGCGTCAGCTTATTGACGCTGGTACTTTATCGAATTTACCAGCTGGATTTAAAGCCCGTGGAATTCGTATTCGTAATGACGATCAGCCTTTACAGCCCGGTGAGTTCAGAGACATGGATGCACCCGGTGGTAGTTTGCGAGACGCTTTTGTACCGTTACCTTTTAAGGAGCCAAGTCAAACCCTTCTCTCTCTCCTAGGGATCTTGGTCGATAGCGGGAGGCGTTTCGCATCTATCGCAGACATGCAAGTCGGTGATTCAAATCAAAATGCACCAGTTGGTACAACAGTGGCTTTGTTAGAAAGAGGCACTCGTGTTATGAGTGCCATTCATAAAAGATTGCATTCAAGTCAAAGAATTGAGTTTGAAATATTGGCAAAAGTTTTTGCTGAGTATTTACCTCCAGCTTATCCATACTCCACAGCCAATGGCAATCAAACCATTAAGGCTTTGGACTTTGATAGCCGTGTAGACGTATTGCCTATTTCAGACCCAAACACTTTCTCTATGAGTCAACGAGTAATGATGGCTCAAGAGATGTTAAGGACTGTACAAAGCAATCCTGAGATTCATGGGCCAACTGGAATATACGAGGCTTACAGAAGAATGTATTCTTCTATGGGCGTGCAAGACATTGAAAAGCTTTTGCCACCTCCGCCTAAACCACAACCAATGGATCCTGCAAATGAAAACGCTATGTTGATTGCAGGTAAACCTGCTCAAGCGTTTGCTGGACAAGATCACGATGCGCACATTAACACGCACGTATCTTTGTATGGAACCGTTACTGCACAGACAAACCCAGTTGTATTATCTTTAATACAGTCACACATTTATCAGCACGTTTCTTTTAGAGCGTCTGAAATCGTGGATGAACAAAATGCTCAGAACCCAGAGTTCCAAAACATGATGCAACAAATACAGCAACTGCCTCCAGAGGTTAGCATGCAGTATCAACAACAATTACAACAGTCGGTGGCAAGAGACGTAGCTGCAGTAGTCTCTCAGTTGATGGAACAAATAAATTCTATCTTCATGCCACCCCCGCCACAACCCGATCCTTTGGTACAACTAAGAGGCAAAGAGCTGGACATTAAATCTGACGATGTACAACGCAAACGCGAAGAGTTTGCTCAACGTCAACAGTTTGATTCTATGAAAGCCATGCAAGGAAACCAATTGGCAGAACAGCGTTTGGCTATTCAACAAGATATTGCTAAGATGAAAGACAACATAGCAAGAGAAAGAATGGATCAATCAGCACAATTTAAAGCAATGGACATTATGAGAGGTAACAAATGAGTTCAATAAGACAAGAACAGGCAGCAATGCACAAGAAACTATTAAAAGAAGAAGAGGAGCGCAGAATCAATGGCAATCAACCGATCATCAATGAGCATGCAAATATCGACATCGA